GATAAAGTCATAGCATATGCTGAATCAGCTTATAGACAATTTACGTCTGAAATAGGTGGTCAGTTAGTTGTTTTAGAAGATGAAGAGGGTGATTATATATTAGAAGACCCTGTAATTCTTAAACAAGAAATATCAGCTAGTAATTGTGAAATGGACGGTGGTCAATTAGCAATTCACTATTCTAAAATGATAGGCAAGCATGGTAACGATGTAAGGCATTGTTGGTGGCATAGTCATCATACAATGGGAGCATTTTGGTCAGGTACTGACGATGCTACTATATTAGGGCACCCTGCTGATGACTGGACATTATCTTTAGTAGTTAATTTAAAGAGAGAATATAAATTACGTATTCAATTCTTTAAACCATTCCTACACGAAGAAAATGTAGAATTAAACTTCCTTCAAGAAGAACATGATGTTAATGATGCAATAGATGCAGAAGTTAAAAAGTTATGTTCTAAAGAAACACCACGTGTTATTACATATGGTGGAACTCAAGGTAATTTATGGAAGCAACCAAAACCAGCACATGGATATGGCTATAATTATGGCTATACGTATGGTTTATGGGAAGATGAAAATGAACTTGAGTTAACAGGAGTACCTGATGCATTATTTGAAACATGTGTAGAAGAAATGGATAAATTATCTGATAATTTTACTGATGGTTCTATAAAGCTAAAAGTCTTTCGTAAAGGAGTGAAATCTATAAATGAAAGACTAAAGCAATATAATGTTAGGGTATTAAAGAAGATATCAAAAGGCAATAGAACAGATATAGATAATGAATTGCTATATCTACATGCACATGATATGTTTGAAAACATAGAAGGGAGTAAACAGAATGCGAATTAATGAAAGAAGCTTGCATTTAGTCAGTGATTTTGACGATAAAATCTTTCACATTCTTGGTTGCGGAGCTATTGGTAGTTCCGCAGCTACTCAACTAGCAAGAATGGGTGCAATGCAATTTGTATTGTATGACTTAGATAAAGTTGAGATACAAAATGTTGGTGTAAGCCACTACATATATCAGGATATACAAAAGCCTAAAGTAGTAGCATTACGTGAACATTTAGAAAATATAAACCCAGAAGTACGTGTACATGAACAATATGGTAGATTTACCAAGTTCATTAAACCCATAGGAGAAGGTGACATAGTAGTTTTAGGGTTTGACAGTATGGATAGTCGCTTAGAAGCCGCGGAGGAATCTATGAAAGGTAAAAATAAACCTTATCTTTTAATAGATGGTCGTATGGGTGCGGAGGAATATCATCAGTTTACATTTAGAAAACCAACTCTTAAAGAATATAAGAGAACATGGTATTCTGATGCAGATGCTGAAGATGAACCCTGTAATGCTAAAGCGACTTCCTACTGTTCTAATATGAGTGGAGCTTTTATAGCTAATACTATAAAGAAAACGTTAAATGATGAGGACTATCCTAAGCAATTTTTCTTCACATTTCCAGCTTTAATTGTTGGAAAACCGAAATAATTATTGTATATTAGATAGTCGTTATTTAACAAAAACATTGAAATTATCAAGAGTCAATAACTGAGTTCATAACTCCTGTGGATATCCGACCCGACGGTTCACAGGGAGAACATATGTGAGACTCTTGATATTTCAGAAACGGAGCAAAATGGTACTAAAAGTAGCAAAGAGAAAAGCTGTTTCTCAAAATCCAAGTACGCTATTAATGTATGGCCCTCCCAAAATAGGTAAAACTACAATGTTATCCAGTCTAGACAAATGTCTTATTATTGATACAGAGTCTGGTTCTAATATGGTAGAAGGTCATATACTTAATGCTAATAATCGTAAAGAGTTAATAGAAATATTAAAACAAGCACGTGAAGGACACGAGTTTAAATATATAGCTATTGATACTATCGATAAAGTAGTACAATGGGCAGAAGCAGCAGTATGTGAAGAAAATAGTGTTCAAGCTTTAGCTGACCTACCTTTCGGAAAAGGTTGGGGATTAGCACGTGATAAAGTTATGAATACTATACATGCGTTTAAAGACGTATGCGACCATCTTATTATAGTTGGTCATAGAAAGACAGCTAAAGCAGTAGTAGAAGGACAAGCAACAGTAGAGCCTGAAAGTCTTGATATTACTGGACGCTTAAAGAACATGATAATGTCAGATAGTGATGCAATAGGCTACGTATTTAGAGACGAAAATGAAAAATTAATGATTTCATTCAAATCGGACGATGCTTTAGAAGCAGGTTCAAGAAGTCCTCATTTACGTGGTAAAATATTACCATTTGATTGGAAAAACATATATAAAAAGGAGGCTAAATAATATGGCATTATTTAAACCTGAAAATACAAGTGGTAGTAACTTTAGTGGAATATGTCCATGTACTATAGTGGATATAGAAGATAAATCAGCAGATTTTGAATGGGCTGATATATATCTTTCAGTAAAGTTATTACAAGATGGAAGTAAATACACTAGAAATGCTAATATTGTTGGTGGTTTTGAAAAAGAACCAAATGGCAATGTTACAGGTGGTAGTGTAATCAAAAGAATGTACGCATTCTTCGCAGCAATCAATTGTGATGCTGGTATTAATATAAAAGGTGAGTGGGAAGATGCTCAAGGTAATAAAATAGATAGTATTGCTGATTATTTAAATCAATATACAACTGATTGGGATGGAGACACTCCTGGTTCAAATGGTAAATATCTAGCTTATTTCTATAAAGCAGCACCTAAGAAACCTGGTAAGCAAGCTTATAATGTTGCTCACTATAAAATCTATCCTAATGGTGGAAATTGCAAAGAGCAATTACAAAAGGATATAGATTGGATGAAATCTAGAGGCTATATTAAAGAAGATACAGGTGAAGCTCAACCTGTTAATTCTGTAGATAGTAATGAACTAGGTTCATTGGCATTAGATAATCTATAATGCAATATGTTGAGATAGCACAAGGTACACCATTCAATAGAGGAATGCTAATACCTAAAAATGAATTATTCCAATATATTGATATGAATAGCACGTTATATCGTTCTGCTTATACATATAATGAAGAAGCTGTAGAGTTCGCTAAAAAGAATGGACACACGCTAAAGAATTATTATGGAGAACGTAGTATTGATAAAGTGTTAATTGATATTGATAAACAGGATAATACAGACGAGCATACTCTCAACTTAGCACGTAGTATTGTATTTGATTTAGAGGAGTTAGGCTGTACTCATAAAAGTATGCAACCTTATTTTTCAGGAAGTGGATATCATATCGTTTTAAGTAATGATTGTTTTGAATTTCCAACATCAACAGACTTGCCATATATTGTCAAGAATACGATGAAGAAATTATTTCCACATGCTGATTATATGGTGTATATTCGTACTGCATTGTACAGAGTACAGCACACTCTAAATCAAAAAACTAATTTGTATAAGATACCTTTAACTATAAAAGAGATAATGAATGAAAAAGCAGAATCTATCATAGAGCTTGCAAAAAAGCCAAGAATAGAGTTCCCGTATCAGTCTTTATTAGGAGAAGGAGAATTATCAGAGTACGTGCAAACTAACGTTCCAAAGATAGATGCATTAAATAAAGTTAGAGAACCGTTGACAATAGTACCTTGTGTGCAGCAAATGCTTATGCAAGGTCCACAAGATGGTTGTAGAAATACAACAGCCATGCGTATTGTCAGTCACTTAAGACGAAATGGCGTACCTAGTTATTATGCAAAAGCTGTTCTAACGGAATGGAATAAAAATCAGCTAAATAAAGAAGTTTTAAATGGTATAGTTGAACGTGTTTATAATGCAGGTTATCAATACGGTTGTAAAGATGAAATAATGGAAAAGCATTGTAAAACTAAATGTATACATTTTCAACGTAAAGACTATATGATTGAAACAGCATCAGTAGAAACTCTACAAGCTAAATTAAAAGAAAGATTAACAACTGACTTTAGTGGTCGAACATTAAATCTTTCTCAAGCTTTAGGAATGAATCACATTGACTGTGATATATATCCAGGCGAATTAATTACGGTATTTGGACGAACAGGTTCAAATAAAAGTACATTTGTTCAAAATTTAGCACTAGGAGTTGATTTTGCAACTAACTCTATTAATCCAGAGTGGCAAGTACCAACGTTATTTCTTTCATTAGAATTAGCAGATTGGTATATGCATAGACGCGGATTACAGATTGTATCAGGTTTAAGTAAGGATGAAGTTAATGATAATTTTGAAAAAGTGTTTGAGAAGCATAAAGATGACTTAGCTCACATCACGATTCAAACAATATCGCCTACA